AATATAAATATAAATATAAATTTTACCAACCAGCATAACATAATTCTTCATACGACAAATTTCGAGTCATCCAATCAATAACTTGTTCTCGAGTTCGATGTTCTTTCGGTGGAAGTTGTGTCAAAAGATTTTCATCAAGATGAAGTTTCTTTTGTGAAAACTCCGGATAATTCATCAGATATTCGTTTTCATAATCATTTCGGTATTCTTCAATAAGTTGACGATGGTCGTCTGATTCAAATATTGGATTAGGATGAACATCTCTGAAAGAGGTCCTGCATACAGGACAACTATTTCCTTGCAGTTGTTCAAAACAACTTTTACAAAGTTGATTGTGACCGCAAGGAAGAGAAACTCCGTCACTAGGTTCAAAATTTTCAAGGCATACACAACATTTCATGTCAGAATTCATCTTTTATCAAATACTATTGTATTTTAAATTCAATTTTAATACTATTAATATAATATGAAATTCAATTTTAATACTATTAATATTATTATTTGAAATCAAATGTAATATATCCTGTAACAAAATATAATGTTAGGAACAGCCAAATTACTATCATATTCAATAAAAATACAAAAAGCAGCCAATCTTCAAATTTAGAGCATTCTCTAAAATCTCTAAAAGAATTTTCTTTTTTTGCTATTCCTTTACTATCCATTTTAACTAATAAAATTAATTAATAGATTCATTAAATCTAGTTTCAAATTTTAACCAACCCAAACCATAAAAAATAGCCAGTAAAGTAATAACAAAAACTAAAAATAATACATTAGCTATCATCCAATTTCTAGCTGTTCTAATTCTCCCTTGAATAGTATCTTTTTTCTGTTTCAGATATCCATTGTTTTCATTTTCATCTCCATCTGAAAAGTCATCAGTTTCCATTTCTGATGATTCATTATCTTCAAAATCATAATTTTCTTCTTCTGAGCCTTCGTCTTCATCTTTTTTATCTCTTCTTCTAATTACCGTCTTCACCATTTTATATATTTTGTGATTTAAAAGATAAACAAAATAAAATATGAAAAAAACAAAAATAATAGGGCATTATTATTTAGAATGGTTAATTTTGTTAATTGTTATTATTTATGTATATGCCTCTTGGAAACAAGTTATTCAAAAAGAACTTGAATCACAACCTATAGTTATTGATAGAAATTTAAACCCTTCATCTAACACCACAGACGGAGATAGTTTAGAATTATACCCACCTATTAAATCAAATGAAAAGAAAATAGGTTCCTCTGGTTATGCTCCAGAAGGATTAGGTCAACCGTGTCAACAAAATCCAGAATCTGGAACCCTACCAAATTTACCCGGACCTCATCAACAACAAGGATGTGATTCTTTACAAGGTTTAGTTTGTATTCATGGAATTGTTGAGGGAGGCGGAATTTGCTTAAAAAATATTAACCAAGAATGTAATGCTAGAAACGAATGTACTCCGTTATCAGATGGATGTATTTATGGTTATTGTCAGGCTTTTGGAGAAGTAATTAATAAACCATGTTCTGACAATACCGATTGTGAAGGAAATGGACAATTTAATCATGTATGTGACACCATTTCCAGAAGATGTAAGTTTAACATATTTCCGAATGATTCTGGTTGTGTTCTTGACCAACAATGTGCTTTATATACAGACCAAGAAACTCCAAATCAAGTTAGATGTCTCAATAATAAACCATTAGTTCAATATTCGGCTAGTTATAATGGAGATAAAACATTTACTATTACAGGAGCAACAATTTTAGAAAAAGACTACTACATCACATTGTTAAGTCAAGAAGAAGGATTTTTAGGAAGATTTTTGATAACATCTCTAACGGTTTCTTCTGGAACTACTAAATTAGATTTAAAAGATTTGCCAATTAATTTAAGTAGTACTAATACTTACACTATTGATTTGGGCGGACCTGAAGACGGTATTTGTCTTGTTAATTTTCCACTTGGAGCTAAAAGAGTTCCAGTAGTAGAAACCAATCCAAATATCTTATTCCCATGTGAAACTAACGCTGACACTCTGGATGGTTTTTGTGTAGAAAAAGGAAGAACATCCAAAAAAGGTTCACTAGGACAAGTTTGTAATAATGTTGGTTTAGATTGTGAAATAGGATTAGCTTGTACTTTTGACGAAGATTTTAACAGTAAATTAATAGCTAATAGAAATGTAATTGGAACTAATAACGGGGCGAGTATTGGGGGTGTTTTCGTTAATAATATTGGAAAATGCGCTAGACAAGTAGCTATTAGTAGAGAAATTTGTGATGATTCTGAAAAAGCATGTCAACCTCCAAATATTTGTTTGAAACAAAAAACAAACGATAATGAAACTTTTAGATATTGTGGTAGGTTTTGGGATGTTTTTGACACAAGTAGTTTGATAGGATGTCCCAATAATTTTACTTATCAAACAGATGACAATAAGTGTCTTTCTAATAGTAACAATATTTGTTTACAAAACAGCGATTGTTTATCAAAAAGTAGTTGTAATACTAATCACAAAACATTGAAATTATATGATTTAGATAATTCTACTTTTCAAGAAATAGATTATGCTAAATCTAGTACAAACGGTAAAAAGATATTGGTTTCTAAAGATTTCGGAACTTGTCAAAATGCTCCGAGTGCAATAGGTAGTTATTCTTTTAGTAATAATGTCTTATCTATAGATTTATTTTTGAATATTTCTGACAAAAAAATAACAAAAAATATTATTTTTGAGGATACCACTATTACCAATCCTGAAGTAACTGTTATTAAAAAATCAGATAATTCACATCAATTAAATATTATTTACAAAGACAAATACCCAAATTATACTAGAAGAGAATATTATTTTTCCAGTACTGGAGGAATTATTGATAGTGATTTTGGTTTAACTCAAGGTTCTAGTATTTATTTTGAAAGTTTAGATTCTAGTTCTACCCAACCAACAGGAATTTATAGTTTAGATTATACAGGAACAAAGGTTCAGGCTTCTGGTTCAGATGCTAAAATTAATTCGTTAGATGTTATTTCAGGTGCTGATTTCTTCCCTAGTGTCAAAAATAATCCTACTAAATATAAGATGGTAAGTTATGATTCAGGTTTTAAATTTAATAAAAACTTGACCAATCAAGAAATAAAATTTATTTCTTCTAATACTAATCAAACTAGTGGAAACTTCAATTATTTGAATCTTTATTCTGGAACTTCAATGACTTTTAATTCTAATTCTACCACAGATGTATCTTATTTTAATAATGCAACTCCTTTGCCTCTTGTCAATCAAACGGATTATTATAAAGTGAATGTTGGTAGCTCTTCAAACCCAACAACATTATTAGTCACAGACGATACAAATCAAGTTTTTGCAGAGCCAACTATCGGAGGGACTTCGATTACTACAATTGATGGAACGGTAACAATTTCTAGCGGAGAATATCAGCCTGATTCAGGATTTTTACAACTTCCTGAAACAGAAGGTGTTAATCTTTTTACTATTAATATTCCGGTATCTCCTACTTATGGAACAGAAACCATAACCATTAACAAAAGAAAAGAACTTTATTCACCCAATAATCAAATAACCAAAGTCCAATATAATTATCCAATAGGTTTTTTCTTTCCTAAAAATTCAAATTATTCCATTGAAGTAGAAGAAGAAAATATTATTTTAACAACTAGTATTAATAATTTAACACAACAAGTAGTAAAATTAAATTATGGTGTTTCCGATATTTTTGATGAAAGTTACAGTTACTCTGATGACAATAAATATCAAAATGTGAGTAGAATTTCTTACGGAACCAGTGTTCAATATATAAATTATCGGATAACTAATAATTTTACTCCTCCTAATCCTAAAATATATTCTGTTGACGGATATAGTAGTGTTGATAATGATGTTATTACATTTAGTTATCCGTATCAGTTAGATAGAGTTCAAAAATATATTTATCAAACCGATGATACAAATCAGATTAATTTTGTTTCCAGTTATAAGAATATAGAAGCAGAAAATACAGCTTCCACTTCCGAATATAATAGAATAAATATTGGTAATGAAACAACTTTGAGAAAAATTAAATACAATGGTTTTGATTTAGACCAATTTCAAAATATTGAATATTTGGGAGAAGGTTTGGTTCCTAGCCCAAGTAACCCAGACAATCAAACTTTTAATATTAATCCTCTTTTCTCAAGTTTTGGATACTGCTCTCCAATTAAAATGTCTATCTTTGAAACTTCAAATGTGTCAACTACAACTAAAAATAATTTTTTCATACCGGGTAATCCTGAACTGTATATCAAAAACCAAAAAGATATCGATGTTATTATGAAATATTCTTCTAACGAATTGGTTATTGGATTTTATACTTCAGGGTCTGAACAAATAAATAGTGTCCCTGACAGATATATTGTTATTACAGGAATTGTAAATTATGAAATAGATGGAAAACTTAATGAAACTTTGACTTTAGCAACCAATACAAATTTAGATTTAACTTTGGTTTCTGGGAAAATTCCTTATTTATTTGTTAATAATATTGTACCGATAATACCAAAAAGTGTTGGTCCGTTAAAATATGAAGATGGTTCTATTATTGTAACATCTTGTCTTCCGGATATTAACAAATCTGGAAGTGATAGAGATTTGAACTTTTCTGGAAAGACAGGATATAACAAAATTTATATGAAAATAAATATCAACCCACAATATCAATTTTACACAATTAGATATTATCCTAACATGACAGGGACAGCTCCTTTCGATGATATTTATTTTAATAATGATTCTTATCTAGGAGGAAACAGAAAATTTGTTGGTGAAAATTTTATACTCCAAGGACCAATTTCTATCAATCCAGGACTTTCTTATTTAGTCAATAATTTATTTCTTTCATCTCTTTCATTACAAAAAAGTATTATTATGAATTCAGTGACTAGAAATATTGTTGATAGAGTTTTTTGGGGTTCTCAGATAAATAGAAAAGGTAATTTCTTTCTTTACAATGATACTATCCCATTTTATAATAGTTTTGATAGAAATCAAGGAGCTTTAGATTTAAGTTATAAAACTCCTCTTTATTGGTCTTACTGGTTAGAAGAACTTAATCAAATTCCAATAAAAATAATTAAAATTATTTATAATTTTAACCCTGGTAATATTGAAAATGACATGTTTTATTATGTTCTTGCTGAAATTTCTGGAAAACCATATTTGTTATTTTTAAGTACTAATTACACTTTAAATAATATAGCTGAAAGTCAACCGGTTCCGGTTTTACTTCCAAATAGTATTCCAGAAAATTTATCTGATTCTATGTTTATGACACCGTTTGACAGAAAATTAAATTATTTATCTTCTAGTTGTAATTAAAATTTAATAATAACTTACTGCTGGAGCTCCGGCAAATGTATTAGTTACTGTAGTCTGACCAGAGGTAATTTCTGTTTGGCTTCCTCCTGTAAAACTAGCAGTTCCGGTAAAACCTCCTGTATTAGCATTATTATCAGAACCTGAGCTGGAATAAGTAATTCCTACTTGTCTAGTATGGATAGAAGAAGTTTGACTCGGAATGAATTGATTACTATTAATTCCAATAATGGACATAGATTTTGTTTCACTATTATAAACAAATCTATTACAAATTTGTGGAAGTCGATTACATTGATTAATAGCTTCATTTAAAGTTTGAGCCCGGTAAACACATGGTTGGTTTTGTAAACCATTGTAATTGCATTCGTTCAGAATACCTGAAGAAACAGTTGCACTGGGTTCTGTGGCAAATTCCCCAGCTGGTTTATTACTAGCTATGGATATGGAATTTTTGGTATTTTCTAATTCGACAATATAATAAATCATAAGAGAGATAGCTACTACTCCAAATAATATAGAAAAACCAAGCAAGATATTTGTTGTATTATTCCCTCTTGTCTTGCCCATATCCTCTCCTCCTAATTCTTCTTTACTTTTAGTAGATTCCGTCATTTCTTTTATAAATAATAATATTTATAAAAGAAAAAATGGGTGCGTGTGGTTCAATACATGATGTACCTAGACCTAATCCAAAAGATAGACAGATTAATCTATGTACCCCTCAAGCCATATCTGCTGATGATATTAAAAATGAGACTAACCTAACTAAGGCAATTGTTAACGCTCAATATTATTGTAATGATGAAACAAATAATCCGCCGCTAATAGAAGGTTTTAATCCTTTAGCTTCTCAAGCAGAAGAAAATCCTGCTTTGTATGGTTCTCTTCTTTACAAAGAAATTTTAGCTGCTTTAGATAAAAATTTAAATCCTCTAAACGCAGAAAGAGGTTTTACTGGAGTAGGAGATCCAAAACTAATAGCAGAAATTAATGCTTCTGGTATTTTAGCTTATCTTCCTTACAAAGCTGCTGTATTAACAATACAAGGTATTAAATTAGCTATAGAAAGATCTGGTACAAATTTTTGGAATCAAATAATTCAAATGTTTTTGCAAGATGAAGGAAGAGCTTTTATTGGAAAAACATTGCAAGCTCTAGGTTATGTTGGTGATGCTGCTGCCTTTGTAGCTAAATGGGCAGCTTCTTTCATCGCCAATCCAATTAGAACTGTTTTAATTATTACTAAAAATTTAATAGTAGCTGGTGCAAAGGGACTCCTTAACGGAACTAAATTTTTATTGGGTAAAATATCACCAACAGAGGTTTCCACGGAACCAGAAGAAATAGAACTTCAGGATTTTGCTGCTGAAGAAGAGACAGCTGAAGAAGCAGCCGATGTCACTACTTCTTCCATTCTGGATTCTCTTCCAGGTATTGGGGAATTGGCTCTCATAGGACAATTAATATATACTTTTACAGAATTATCTATAGATGCCATTGGAAAAACCACTATTAAATACGAAACAGCATATTGTAATAATATCGGGGATAGATTCCAAGGAGATAAACCAACAGATACAGAATGGACTGTTCTGGATAATGACTTTGAAAAAGGTAATTGTGCTTTTAACGATAGACACCGAGGTTATAAAGTAGGGTCAGGGGCCGCGTGTTGTAAAGGAGAATGTGCAATTATAGGTTCTGGTTTAAGATGTGTTAGACAAAATTTCAGAGCGGATCCTTTTGTATGTTGTTTCAATGATTATGCATGTAACAGTTCAGAAGATCCGGATTCTTGTTTCCAAACTCCTGCCAGACAGAGAACTTGTCATCCACTCTACAGAGATTTGAGTACTAATTATTGCAGAGATATTATCTTTGATTACTGTTCAGGAGATGAATTACTTCCAACTCAAAACGATTGGTTAGAAATGTGGTTAGAAGATTCTTTCGTACAAATAAATTCTAAAATGATGGTTTCTAATCTATCAACTGTTTCTAGTATTTACAATGAATCTGAAAATATTAATTTGAGAGGTTTACAATATCCGTTAAAACAAAAACAACCCTGTTTGAGAGCCATCGCTAGAGCTATTACTACTTCTAAAGTATGTGATTGGGAACAACTTCAAAACATTGATGTAGTTGAAGGGAGTATAAATTCTGAAGGATTTGTTTGGTCTAAAAATCTTTTGAATAAAGTTTTTAAAAGATATACTCAAGAAGGAGGTAGTTTTTTAGGAGGTATAGATTCAGATGGTATCAATAGAGATTCCAGTTTTTATAACACTATGTGGAAGATTTGTAATCAAATACCCGGTCTCTGCACAGATATTTTAAATGATATGTGTCATAGTTATACAGCTGCCGATGTAGCAACAAATCCATTTTTAACTCCATGGTGTTCTTGTTATTTACCCGAATCTGAGTATCAAAAATATGAAGTTTTTGGAATTAATAAAGAATGTACCCCTCTTTGTAATAGAACAGGTGTGATTCCGTCTGTTTCAGCTACTGGACAAAGCAATATTTGTCAACAAACTGTTTGTGTTTTAGATGAAACCAGTGTTGATTTAATCAATACTACTTTTGAAGGAGGTGAAATTAATTTTAACCAAATTTGTGGAAGTTGTGGTCAGAGTAATGTTAAACAATATTACGATTTTGGAAATATTACTACTAACGAAAATATAGATACTAATTTTTCTATATCCCCGCCAAATCAAAATCCATTGGGACAATATATAGAAGTTTACGGAAAAGGTTTTGATATCACAAAAAATAATCAAGAAAGTTTGTTAATACCTGATTCAGAATTTTCAGAAACAAAAACTTTTGACACAGATAAATATTTCAAATGTATTTTACAATATGCTACTACTGTTTCTGAGACGAATCCAGAAACCGGTGTGGTTTCTATTATTGTTTTATCTTCCCAAGACGGAGTGACTCCTCCGACACCATTAGACACTAAAAACAACTATATTGTTGGAATTTCCGCAGAAAATGGAAAAACTAAACTTTATGATACCCAAATCGGAGGAGAACCAGCTAAGGTAACATTAATCAAATCAAGCATCAAAGGGTCGACTATCGTTTCTCATAATTCTACCACTTATGGACAAGCTGGTTATAATGCAAGTGTAAATACTTGTAATTGTATTACATCTGGAATTAGTTTGAAAGTATTAAATTCTCAAATTTCTGGTTCTATTAATTTTGAACAGCAATGTGGAAGTACACAATGTTATGATTCAAATAATAATCCAATACCTTGTTCTTCTACAGAAGAAAATTATTCTGCTATTAATACGATAGAAAATATTCAAGAAGAAGTAATTAATGAACTTAAGAGAGATAGATTTTATTCAATGTTTTTTATTGTTATTGGATTATTAGCCATTATTGTTATTTTCTATATTTATAGATATTTTTCAAGGACATGTTATCAAGTTCTTGATGTTCTATTAAAGGGATTCACCCAAAAATTATCCAAGCAAAATTAACTCTCTCTCTTCTCTCTTCTCTCTCAATAATAATTACATTTGTAATTATTATCTAAAAGGATGACCTAAATTTACTGTGTTGCCAACAAACTTACCGTTAGGTAATGTAGAATTCCAAACACTAGTCCCTGCATTACTGTAACCACGGTCGTTTGCTCCTGAAGCGTACAAATCATTATTAACAGGATTGTAACCCGTTAAACTGTCAACATTAGAACAGAAAACAGATTGTCTTTGATATCTTTCACTTTTAAATTCTGAAACTTTTGGAGATAAGATTGGATTATTTGGTTGGTATCCGTTAGCATAAAATTGAGGATTTTTCCCCTTAGAAATAATATTATTATAACTTGCTGGAACATTATTTTGTATAGCTGCCTTGTTATTGGCTGTTCCTGTATCAGATAGATAACTACAAAATTTAACTTTACTGAGAGGACTACTATTTTTTCCTTGTAATAAATTGTATTCATTATTACTAGAATCATAAGCATAGTTCTTGCAGTTAGGTATATATTGGAGAACAGGGTCAATACAAATACATCCAGATTTATTTGACTCTGTGCAATTTTGTCTACTTTTGTAATTGTTCATTTTGATAATTTCTGAAATATTGATAGTTTCTAAATCAGAAACTGTCTCTTGATATGCTACGGTGTTATTACTAGCAAAATTATTGAATAAAGAAGATGTTCCTACCACGGTACTGGTTAATTTTAAATTTTTTGGATTAGCATTAGCGTATTTTTGTAAAATATATGTTCCTGTTTGGAATTGATAATCTGAAATGTCCGAGATAAAAACAACACCTGAATTTTCTACTTCTCCTTTAGAAACTTCTAAAGGTTCGTCTAGATAAGCTACTAGAGGAGATCCTGACATACCTGCCGAAATAATAGAATCAATTTGAGCCGCAGAAATTCCTGTAATAGTTTTTCCGGAAAAAGGATATAAGTAAATAGAAACTCCGTTAGAATTTACGTTATAACCGGCACTTGGTCCTAGACTTTGAATATTAGAGACACCTGTAGAAGGAACAGAATCAGTAAAATTTAAATCTAAAGAAAAAACCGATGTTCCAATATTTTCTGTGGTAGTGTCGTAATTATAATAATCTATTAATAAAGATTGATTAGTAACATTATTTAAATCTAAGTTGATAGAAATTGTTTGATTTGTTAAATATTCTACAGCAAAATTTTGGTCACTTTGAACAGTATTACTATTACTGCAAAATTTGTCAGAAGCCACGCATTTTCTTACATTGGAAAAAGCACAAATATGATATCTAAATTCATAATAAATATTAAGAGACATCAATGTAACTACAATAAAAGTAAAAAATAAAATAGCATATAACATTCCATTAAATTTACTTAATGATTGTTTAGCATTATTAATTGATTCTTTCATATCGTTTGATACCATTTTTATATATAATTATAATTAGATAGATTATTATAACAAATCAACTGCATCGTAAAATGTAGTGATTTCTATTGGTTTACCTTCACTGGAGAGATAGTAAGGATTTGTACTAATATTGGCAGAATTAGTCCCATTTTGGTTAGGACATGTAATAGTTGCATCAGTAGCACTTGGCTTCGTTTTACACTTATTACCATTAGTAATATTTCTCCAAATACTGTATCCAAGAAACCCAGAAAAAGCTATCATTCCAATTAATACAATTAATAGAAATACCATATAACCTTGATTCCAATTACCAAGTTTATCTAAACTAGATAAAAACCTAATCTTAATCTTATTATTATTATCTTGGTCCATAATTTTATTAAATGCAAACATTTAAAATTATAATTAATAAAAATATGGAACAAGACAAATATTATATCCATGATTTTATTGAAAATTACGAGGATTACTATGACGATGACATACAATGGAAGACAAGTTCTCGAGAAGAATTTTTAGAACTTCGAGGTTTTAAAAAAGAAAATCCTCCAGAACCGGGTAAATTCTTTAAACATCAAGATTTATTTTTTCGGTATGGTAGATTTCATGATAGGATTTTAAATATACATGAAACAGGAACTGGAAAAACAGGTTCTATTATTAATTTAACAGAATATTTGAGAAAAAATGAACCGGACAGAATTAGGAGAGTATTTGTTTTGGAACCAGGACCTCCCACAGTAGAAGATTTTAAAGACCAATTAATAAAACTTTCTTCCGATGAAGCTTACAAAAGACTTTTAGATATTGAAGAAGAAAAAACATATAAGAATAATATGACTAGAATGATTAATAAAAATTATGAAATTACTACCTATCAAAGATTTGTAAAAGATAATATTACTACTCAAGAAATAAACGAATATTATGATGATTGTATTTTCTTTTTAGATGAAGCTCATAAATTAAGAAATCTGTCTGACACATCAGGGACCAGTTTAACAACAGATATGATAGATAAAATCTATAATTATTTATGGAAAGTTGTTCATACAGCTAAAAGAATTAAGGTAGTAGTCGCAACAGCTACTCCAATGATTAATGAAATAGATGATTTTGTTCCATTGATAAATATTCTGCTTCCGGCTGATAGACAATTTCCAAATGTAAAAGAATCTTCTTTTTATGAAAATTTAAGTCTTTCTCAAGTAGAACCATTTTTTAGAGGGATGATTACCTACGTTAGATTTTTAGATACTGGTATTAAAATTAATAATAAAGGAGAAACAGCTGAAAGATACTCTCATTCAGTTACTTATCCAAAAGAATCTAAATCAAAACCAATTTTTCCGGTAAAAAAAGAAATTGTTAATGAAAAAATTGTTGTTACTCCGGAGACACAAAAATATGAAAAATCCAGAAGTCAACCAAAAAACGAATTAGTTGTCAAAAAAATTCCATCTCAAATTACAATTTATCCTTTAGAAATGTCAAGTATTCAATTAAAGGTAGCAGAAATAGTCCAAAAAAAGAAAAACGACAGTTTTTATCGAGAGGCTAGACAAAGCGCTGTTTTTGTTTTTCCAAATCAAGAATATGGAAGAAAGGGATTCCAAACTTATATTAAAAGAGACGAATTTGGTGATTTCAGATTCAAAGATAATATTTTTCAAAAAGGAAAACAAATAGCTTCAATGAATCAATTTATTGACCCAAATAATTTGGAAAGTACTTTTAAAAATCTTTCTAAGTTAAGTTGTAAATTTACAGATTATATCAAGAGAGAAATGAAGAGGTCTGAAACAGAAAGACCGGGAAATAGTTTTTGTTATCTGGAACTTGTAGAAGGAAGTGGAGTTGTTTTACTTGGTCTAATTTTAGAAAGACTTGGTTTCGAAAATTTCAGATCTAATGATTCTAGTATTATCGATTCACGAAGAAACAAGATTAGAGAAAGTTTTCCAAAAAAGAAAAGATTTGCTCTACTGACAGGGAAAACTAATAATTTAAGAACAGCCCTTAAAATTTTTAACCATCCTGACAATATGGACGGAAATTATATTCAAATGATTATAGCTTCTGAAATGGCAAGAGATGGTATAAATCTTCATAATGTGATTAGGGGTTATATCATGGCTCCCGGATGGCATGAATCTGGAATGCATCAAGCTCTAAGTCGTTTCATCAGAGCCACTTCTCATGAAGATTTAAAAAATAGATATCTTCTTGAAAAAGGAAGCAAAAATCCAAATCACCGGATTAATGTAGATATTTATCGAATGGCTGCTATCAAACCAAGTGAAAAACTAGAAACAGGTAAAGAATTCAGTGTTGATTTAAAAAACTATATTAATGCAGAGAGAAAAGACATCAATAATAAAAGAATTTTAAGATACATGAAACAGTGCGCTTTTGATGCTTATCTTAATTATGACAGAAATGTTAGAAATTCAGACGAACCATATAGCAAAGAGACAGATTATGGGCCAAAATATTTGGAAATTTGGAAAGCTCGAGGAAAACCGGGTAATGAAAAAAGAAAAGGTTTAGCTATGAATCAAGGTCCTTCTCCTTCGGATTATGTATTTAATACTTACAATATTTATTATTCTGACGAAAAAAGAGAACTTATTAGACCTTTAATTCTTTCATTGCAAAAACAATATAATTTAGCTAGCATCGATAACATTATTACACTTGTTAAAGAAAAGTATCCTAAATTAGATTTATATACTATTTACAACACTATTATCGAAGTTGTTGCTGGGAAAGAAAGAAATTACAACTTTAATTCTACCATTCCGTTGTATACTAAAATCTTAGGAAACCAACTTTATTTAGAAAACGAACAAATTTTTGAAAGTATTGGTAAATTGAACACCGAAGATAATTACATTTTTAATGCTGAAGATGAATCTAAAATAGAGATAGATTTAGAAGATAGTGTTACTTTACTTTACAAAAAATTGGAAAATTTAAATAAAAGTCAAATTATTGATTATTATATGACAGAACAAAATTATTTAGAATTTAAATTTTTATTAGAAGATATTTTAATTAGAAGAAGTCGAGGAGAAGATTCAAAATTAATTAGAAATATTATGGAATTGTTTAGTAATTATTTCATGTTTATCAAAATACCAGAAAATTGGTTACAAACAGCAAAAGATGCATTGTCTAGTTCAGGAGACAGAAAGCAAGGAAGAAAAAGAACAGAAGGTTCTTTAGCTGGTTTCAAAACATTAGATTTAGATAAAGTAAAACCTGGTTATTCTAAAGAAGGAACTTTCATTCATTTTTATCGTGAGTCGGATAAAACAGGATTTTCAATTACATCTATTTTAGAAGGAAAAGTTAGAAGAATTAGAATTTTAGAAGGAGACCATTTTAGAAATAGTTCTGATGTAGAACAATTCGTATATACTCATGCATTTGATAAATTCTATGAAAAGTTGTTAGAACAATTCAAAGAATACCCTTACTATGGTTCGTATATCTATAGAGGAGGTGAACAAATAGACGATGTAATTAAAAGAAAAAGAGAATTTTTTAGAATTATAGATACTTCTAACCCAAGAAACAAAGGAAGAGTTTGTAGCAGTCTGGATGTTACTATGGTTCAAAAAATATTAAAAAGTGTTGACAAAGAAAAGAAATATAAAAAATATTATACTGGAAAAATTAGTAAGAACGAAGTTTGTGAACATATCAAAACTGTTTTCAAAGAAAAGAATTTGTTATTTATCTCGTTGTAATTATTTAATTGTATCATTAAATAATTAAAATTGAAAGGAAAGAGTAGAAACATTTGTCTCTATTTTTGTACCTTTTAGTTCCTTTCTCATCTTTTTTAATTGAGTGAAAAAAGGAAGGATATATTCTTCTCCGTCAACAGGAATCAAAGGATAACCATGTTCATTTGTGTCAAAATCGACTTCTTCGTTTTTCTTCAAAAATTTGACACCTTTTGGATTATACAAAACAACCCGAATCATTTTATTACAAATTGGTTCTGCTTCAGCTATTTCTGAAAGGAGAGTATTTAATACATCGGCATTTTCTTCAGTTACTTCATCGACACTTCCCTTTCGTGTTTTAGGTGTTTCAAAATCAGGTTCTTCGAAATCGTCATCGGTTTCTTCTTCATCCGAATCATAAATATTTAAATTTGCTACTGTATGTTTGAGTTTAATTTCCCCACAATCTTCATCATCTGACATTTTCTATATTTTCATTTTATGGAATTTATAAAATTTTAGTATTCTTCAAATAAAGAAAATATAAAATGGAGACCATCAATTTAATTAAGAAATTTGCGCCAATTTTTGTTTTTCATTCTAAAGAGAGATACTTTCCTGTTAATTTAGAAAAAGCAAAAAATAAAGATTTTAACGAAAATATGTACCCCGAAGACCCCTTATATTATACAATCATAAGTAATAAAAATAATGAAATGATAGTTAATTATGTTCTTCTTTTTCCAAAAACTTATAAGGGGTTGTTTGGATTTTCTAGCATTAATGGAGATGTCAAGTTTGTTAGATTGGTTTTCGATACTAAGAAAAAAACACTTAAAAAATTATACTATGGTGATAATTTAATACAAGAGTATAATTTAAAAACCGATAGACCAAGAATTTATGTTTCTTTAGAAACTCATAATTTTTATCCAATTATTTTTTCCCAAAAAAATATTTTTGGTTTTGTCACAGAAGAAACTAATAACGGTTTGTCTTGGGAAACCACAATAACTTCATTATACCAACCTAAAAAACTTAAAGGCAAGTATTATGGAGATTCTAAATTTCTACCAAACAATTTTTTTTCAGTTATATAGTTTAAAATAAAAATGATATATAAATCAAAAAATAGTAAAACAAATCAACATGCTTGATACAATTTCTGTCGAAGACAAAGTTTACAGCGAGGACAAGAATCTTGTTCTTATTAAAGGGATAGAAAATCCTAAATTAAAAGGTTGTGTATTCAACACTAATACCGATGAAATGGTGGCTGCATCTTTCATGGATGTAGAAACTGTAGAATATCAGCCAGAAACTTTTAAAAGTTATTTTAATCAAGAATCTCAAAACACTCTTGGAATGTGTTACGAAGGGCCTCTTGTTATTATTCGATTTGACGAAAACGGAAAAACCCACTTTTACAATACAAAGCGTCATGATTGTACCGGAAGCTTCTGGGGAGACAAAGAAGAAAAATTTGGTGAAATATTTCTAAAATACGGAGGTCAAAAATTTTTGGATAATGTTGATAAAATTCCTTTCATCGCTCATCATTTTATGTTAATGACACCTTCTTTATTAACTACGAGTCGAGTTGATTTTCGAGATAACCAAGGACTTGTTGTTTATCTTGGCTCAGTATCACTTGATGGAACCATTTTGAACCCAAGTGAAATATCTCCAGAAACATTTTACTATCATAAAATTACTGGAAATGATTTTTTACCTAACAAAGAGGAAGTTAATGAAAGAATTTTGATTCCATCTCGTCTGACCTATGAAGGAGCTGTTCATATTCTTGAGAATGGTTATCATAACTACCAGATGTCAGGTAAATTAAACAAGACTGATTTCTGTGGTGAATGTGTTATCCTTCGAATTAATAATCGTAAAATTATCAAATTTGTCCCAAAATGTCACGAAATACGAAATTTTATCGCAGGAACAACTCCCAATATCAAGAACCGACTTTATACTATTTTGGAATTATCAAAAGACTTAGAAAGATACACCGAATTGTTTCCAAAAGCAGGATGTTTGGAAAAAGAATGTATTGAAGCAATCCGTCAAACTCCTTGTTACGAAACTACCAAAAATGTCGAAACTTTTTTGGACAGGTTTGACAATTATTCTGAAACCCGAATAACCGATAGAATGAACAATATTTTCTTAGTCTGTCTTATGTCTTGTCCGTTAACAAAAGTTAATCTTTACATCGATGCTTGGTTTTCTTACTTGACAATAAAAGACAATGTTATAAAATTTATCAAAGAGAAGAATGCTAAAATTAGAAACGGAAATTATGACGAATGCTTATCTCAATTTCATAACAAAGCCTTGAACCGAATCAAAGATATAGCTAAAGTTTCTAAAGAATATGCAACTACAGAGAAAAATGGACATACTTATGCTTCTAAACTAGAATATTCTATCAAAGGAATGGTTCGAAACGAATTTGGACCTTCATTATACCGAATTGAAAAAGCTTTAAGTTATTTAAAACAACGTCAAGATTCTGTTTCATCTAAGATGGAATCTTAAATATTTATTCTTATTTATAATATATTATATTATAAATTAATAATTCTTTTCCAAATATTTTACAATAGCTTCGCTGTCTCCAATTAACATAACTTCATCGTTTTCTTTTTTGTAACCTCTTGGAAAAGTAGCATCTTTACCATATTTCTTTTGAAATTCTTCTTTGGTAAAATCTTTATCACAATAATAAACTTCTACTTCTTTTTCTAATTTCTTTTCTTTAATTTTTTTGGCTACTTTTCCACAATAAGGACACCCTTCTCTGAAGTACAAAACTACAACCATTTTATTATATTTCTTTTTTATCATTAATATTTATTCAATACCAATCTTAAGCTTAATCAATCTAGTTAATTCTGGTTTGCTGTTAGTAATAGGGATATTAAGTTTACTAGCAATATCTCTTAAATCAGCAATAGTATATTTTTTACCTCCTCTTTTCATGAGTTTATCAATATCAATAAATTTATATTTGTCATCAATTTTTGCCTTATCTTGATTAATTTCATACTGAGGTAGTTCTACTTCTTTCAAAATAGTTCTCTTATTCGGTAAAATTATCTTCTCTTTAAATTTAGGTTCTGTAAAACCAAAATATTGGATTGATATCTTTTCCATTTTTATTATCTTTGTTTTTTTTATCTTTGTTAAAGAAGGTCATTAAGATATTTTTCTGCTTCTCTTTTAGAAGAATATTTAACTTGTTGTTGATAATCCGTATCATCTTCTTTTTCCTCTTCGGTTTCTTTTATAAGAGCATAATCGTCTTCCGTTTCGTTTTCATTAACATTCTCGTCTTCCGTTTCGGTTTCCCCTTCCTCTTCCGTTTCTTCTTCGTCTTCCCCTTCCGTTTCTTCTTCGTCTTCCCCTTCCGTTTCTTCTTCGTCTTCCCCTTCCTCGTCATCATTATTAATATTATCCTCTTCATTATTATTATTAATATTATCCTCTTCATTATTATTATTAATATTATCCTCGTCATCATCATTAATATTATTTTCGTCATCATCATTAATATTATCCTCTTCATCATTAATATTATCAACTTCGTAATTGACGAGAGTATCATCATCTCCTTCGATATAAGAATAATCGATAACAGTATCATCTAAAATTAATGTACTTAATTGGTCTTCATCTAATTTTTTATTAAAAATAGCATCTCTATTTACTTTACTATTTACTATATTTCTTTCTATAGATTTAATCATATTAGTTCCTTCTTCAAAAAGAAAGTCATCTCCTACTTCATTTTCACCTACCCAATTTTTGGTTCCATCTTCTTTTTGACATCCACAATCTTTCATTTTGTATTTCTAAAAATTAAATCTAATTATAACTTTTTATCTCAATATTTGTTCAAGTTATAAAAATGAAAAAGTAATATTAAAAAAGAAATAAAATGTCAACATATCCAAAAGTAGATACAGCTCAAGGTATTTTAAAGAAAATTTCGTATCAAGGTAATAAACTTTCCGATAAACAGATAAATACTCTTCTTAAATTAAAATACAAAGACGGACTTTTACTAACTTTGAAAGATAGAAATTTTATTTTAGAAGTTGTTGGTTTGATAAATACAATTGGATTTGAAGAGACAGTTTCTCATTTAAAAAGTAATTCTAAAGAAACTGTTAGGTTTAATTTAATTAAAAATTCAGAACCTTTTAAACCATCAAAACAAAGGTTCTTTTTAGAGACAACCAAAGACCTTCGTACTGTTAAGATTGAAAGTTATGTCAGATGTAAGAGATGTAAAGAATATCAAGTTGACACTTTTACTAAACAAATGAGAAGCGGTGATGAAGGCGAAACAACAATATATAAATGTAGAAATTGTGGTTATGGCTGGAGAGATTAATTTTATATTTTTCTATAAAATATAAAATTGATTTTTGAATCTTAATAATTAGATATAAAATAAATTTGTGTAAAATGGCAGCTTGTTCTTTGGATGAATGTTCTGTCTGTACTAATAAATTTACATCTACTCGCCGAAAACCTATTAAATGTAAAAATCATGAATGTGAAGAAATTTGTTGTCTAGAATGTTTTGAAACTTATCTATTGACAGATGGTTCAACCACTCCTTGTTGTATGTTTTGTAACGAACCAATTCAGCATTCTTATATAAGAGATCATTGTTCTCTTTCATTCTGTAACAAGAAATTTATGGATAAAAGATTAGAAAATGAAACAGGAAATTGGAAAGCCCGACTTCCTGATTATCAAGATGATGTTTTATTGATTAAAGCCAAAAGAGAACATGAAAAAATAAAAAAAGAATATCATGAACGAGCAGAAAAATATTTTGAAAAGGGTCGAAAAATTATGAGAGAGTTTTATTCTATCCCAGAACCTGTTATTTCTCATATTAAAGGAAACAAAGATAACAAAATTTCTTTTATTCAAAGATGTCCTTCTGGAGATTGTGAAGGTTTTTTAAGCGCTTCTTGGAAGTGCGGTGTATGTGAAGAGTTTTATTGTAGCAAGTGTCATGCTCGAAAAAACGGTAAAAATGATGAAGAACATGTTTGTAATGAAGATGATGTTGCTTCGGTAGCTGCTATTAAAAAAGATTCCAGACCGTGTCCTAAATGCGGTGTTCCGATAAATAAAAGCAGTGGTTGTGACCAAATGTGGTGTCCCCAACCTGGATGTGACACTGCTTTTTCTTACCGAACCGGAAAAATTGATACAGGGAACCGACACAATCCTCATTATTATGAATTTATGAGAAAGCAAAATGGTGGAAATATTCCAAGAAATCCAGGCGATATACCTCCTTGTGAACAGGTTCCTAGGATTTATGACATACAAAGAATTTTAGAAACTCTTAGAAATAAAAAAGGAGAAAAAACTCCGATATCTATTAGAGAAAGAATCAGAGACTTTCTTTTCAGATTTTATCGAGAAAGACATCATGTAGAAGGTGTATATCTTCCACAATTGAGAGTTAATTTCGATAGAGAATATCGAGATATGGGTGTTAAATTTTTGATGAAAGAAATTGAAGAGATAGAAGCAAAAAGTTCTATTCGTAAAATAATAAAAAAGAAAGAAAAAAATAACGAATTAAATCAAATATATCGTTTATTTATAACAGTATCTGGTGAAAATCTAAAAAATATTTACGAAGCAATCAGACAATCTTATCCTGATACTGAAATAATTAATGAAATAGAAAAACTTATCAACTTAACCGACTACTGTAATAAAAGTCTTAATAGTTTATCTGGTAAATTTAAAAACACTGTTAAACTAATAGACGAAATTAAATTTTAAATTTGTTATTATACTATAATAACAAATTCCTACCAAAACAAAAAAATAAATAAAAATAATATAAAATGATAAAGAGAATTATTAAAAGTATTTTGGTCTTAATCATAACTACAGCAATCTTTTATTGGTTAGAAATGAAATTGATGGAAAGTGGTTATATTGAACAAAGAGTTGTGGAAATTGATGGTAATAAATTTTTAGTGCCTACTTTTGTTCTTCGTGATTCTGACCCAAGAAAAATATCTGATATTGGTAGTAAATTAACGTGTGAAAGTATGAATGAAGTCCTTGGTCAAAAAACAGAATATAACAAATATTTTGGAGATGTTAAGAGTGTAGTTTCAAAGAAAGGAACTTATGTTGATTGCTATGAACCAAAAACCAGTATAGCCGTTGATTATTTGCCAGAAGATTATTATAAATTTAATGGACCCGATTATATCAACGGATCTGTTTATGATTTTTACAATAGGATGGCAATCAATGAATCTAAGAAAGAAAAATTATTCCAAAAAAAATTAAATTATTTAGAAGTTCCTTACAATATTGATATATGTGAGATGAAAGAAGGAATGTATCACTGTGATAAAAACACACCAATTAATATTCGCAAACAAAGAATCAAATCATATTTAAAAGAAAAGATTATCGATATTCTCTAATTTCTTTCATCTTATTTTTTTCTCCTCTT